AATGTTAAATACGTTAGAGCCAGAAACAATAAATGCTTCCTCAGGTGTCGCAGGGTATTCTTGTCTGAACTTATTCTCACCACCCTCTGCAATCTTTAACCTTCTCCAGTATAACTGATCATCACTTAAATTATACCTAGTAACTAATACTTCTTCTTCTGTTGTTCTTTCAAATCCTTCAGGGACTTTCCTCTGGTACTCCGTCATCAGGTACCATGGAACAAAGATAGCGATATAGTCATTCTCACCCTTCACAGCTCCCTGCCATAACCTGTGAAATGAATTACCTACCCCATTAGCAGTACTCTCCAAGATTACTTCGGTACCTGCTGACTGGGATATTCCTTGGAATAATCCTGCCAGAATCTTTTCATCATGTCCCCAAAAGGCAACCTCAGATAAATGAGCAATAGTAGGAGTCGTTCCCCTACCAGCCTCAGGAGCACCAGCTGTGTATAGCCTGTACCCTGAATCATTATGCTCAAACATAATCTCTTTTGCATTTGACTTCTTTAACACAGGTCTGAATGTATCAGCCATGTTATAAATAATATTTCTGGACATACCAAATAATGCATCACTAGTAGCCGCATCATGCGCCATAACTACTGACTTGTTGTAAGCATTAAAGTAACTCTTCCAGAATACCCTACCTGTCGTGTATGTACTTAATCCCATCTGTCGAGCTTTTAAAATAATAGCTCTGACTCTCCCTGTTTCCTTGAGTTGTTTCTCAAGTGCTTCATTCACAATCCTCTGAGCTTCATTAAACTCGAAAGATTGAAATCCCTTAGAGGAGTCCTTGGGTAAGATTTTTAATTGTTCTTTGGCGAATAATTCAAAGTCGCCTTTGTAAGCGTTTAATTTCTCACGCTTTTTTAATTCCCTCAGAGCCTCTAGCTTATCAGAATTGTTTTGTGTTGTCATATGCCTATGTAATAAAAATGTTTCTCTATTATGTACCGACTAGCAAGCAGTCTCTGCGAGCCTGTATTCCTTGATTTACTTATAAAAAAATTCCAATAATTTTTGGAAATGTAATCTTTTGTATACGTCTTTGGGGTACCCCCTCCTTGCTATGGGGATGTCGTTGGTAGAATGTCTGGGGTAGATGTCTTTGTGTGTGTTTAAAAATTTGTTTGTTTGTTTATGTGTACCCCCTCTGGGTTTTCATGCCCCCCTTGTTTTCCCTGCCGTCTCGGTGCGTGGCGCTGCCCGTCTCGGCTTCCTTTGTCTGCGCTGCTTTGGAGGTGTTCCGTGGTCCTTTCTCTTTCTTCTGCTCGTACTTTGTTTGTTGTTCGTCGTGCCTTTGCTCGTGTCCACTACGAGGAGCTTGCTGCTGACCTTGGCTACGATATTGAGCATACAGCTACTGAGACTCGCATTAGCTATCCTGATCATGTTGCTGTGTATACATACTACCGCCCTGACTACGATAAAAGCGTTACTATTGTTGGTTAAGATCTTTGCCACATGCCTGTCGGTATGTGAGAGCGATCTTGCTCTGTTTGTCATAGCTCAAGGAGATTAATATGACTAAGTTAATGCACGTTGTTCTTATACTCTTGTGGTCACATCTGATGTTGTGGTGTGTTGATAAGATACAGTATGAGGTTATGTATGGATGGATGCATGTCATCGGTCTTATCATTTCAGGTGTAGTAGCAGGTATCCAGTTCGCTATTCTTATTATTGAAATCAACGAAGCAACAGAAGAGGCTTAATATGTACTTAGTATACTGCAACAAGACAAACAAGTTAATTGACAGAGTAATGTCAGCTAAAGAGTTAATCAAATACAAATCAGATGATGTAACAGTTCACATCGTTCACATCTAATCACAGCTCTTCTCGGGCTTACGGAGAGACCACTTGGGGTAAGTACCAAGATTTCATTAATAGTGATGCATAAAGCATCATAGTCATTACCAAAGGAATAATATGACTACCTTAACATTCGGATTTGCCACTAAAGGCGACACAACAACTGCTTCATTCACAATGGAGTCATCAACACTCATGGCAGTCTACACAGACCCATCTAATAGATACGTCTATGCAGTAGATGATAAGGATATCGTGCGTAAACTCTCGATTACTCGTGATGTTGAACACGCACGTAAGCAGTATAAGATTGCTCGTAGCTTAATTGGCAAACAAGTGAAGTTCGGTGTAACATCTGGTTGGTCTTCATCCAACTGGTTCAATGAAATCGTAGAAGCTTAATAAACCTAAGGACATTCCATCATGAAAGCACGTTATTTACTCTTAAACCCACTCAAGGCAAGAGACTTTGGGTGTACAACAGAAGAAGTCGTTGAGTCAGTACATGAGTTTGGCTGTAAAGTCATCATGTCATTAGACACAACAGGGGAAACACTGCTATATGCGGTGTCAGACAACAGAAGTGTACTCGAAAACATGGTCAATGAGGTAGAACTCAATGGAATCATCATAGAATACACAGCAATCTATGATCAAGTAGTGGAAGGACAGTAAAATGGCATACCTAAGACAAGCCTATGGTAGATATTCCCTAGATCTCTCAGGGGAAGAGCTGAATGCACTAGTAGACATCATGGATGAACTCCCATCTATGACAAAAGTAGAGACAGGTATACACTACCAGATAACAAAACACAGGGAATTCATACAACAAGAGGATAAATGGCACAGGGATATCGATAAAGAGAGGGAAATAGCAGCAGAAGTAGAACAACAAGTTAAAAAATTCTATAATTCACTGTAAGACAGTCCTCTCAGGACAGTAACTTGATGATTTCGCTGAGATTTAGGCGAGACTTGAGGGAAGTCCTGAGGGATTTTTCGTGTGTGAAAACCTGAACATTCAATTTGTTCGTTTTATGTCACTTTTTGAACTTTTTAAACAAAGGAGTTAAATGTACAAAAGATTATACTTTGTCCACTGCGAAGACTGTCATCTAGAATACAACTCAGAAGACGTCCAAGTATTAAGCGTCACGCACAGTCCTTTCGGTACTAAGAGTGCAGAATTCGTATGTACCAACTGCACTGAAACTGTTCAATCATTAATCACTGAGGTATAATATGCAAGTAGAAACTAAACGTCTCAAACCAGCCGCCTTCCAACCCTTCACCTTAACACTCACTATTGAAACCCGTGAACAATTCACTGACTTATCAAGTCTGTTCTCATACTACCAGACAATCCCAGGAGTCGCCTGTAGTGTCTTCAATGAACGTTACCAACGTATGCAAGACTTGTTAATGAAGATCAATGATGCACTTGACAATGAGGATCAATACTAATGGATGTCTCTAAATGCTCTGATTATCCTATCGTGTTCCAACCATACACTCTAAGAATAAGTGTAAGTAATCTCGAAGAACATAACATGTTAGCATCTATCTTCATGAACTCTGAAGTAATCGCTAAAGCCTTAACCTACCAAGGTTATAACCAGTACGATGAGCTTGTAACATTAATCGATAAAATCGGTAAGGAAATAGATCTATGAAAATCTCCAAAGAAACCCAAGTTGAATACACTATCGTCATGTCTGAAGAAGACGCATTAACACTTTTGGAAGGCTTAGGCAAGCTTGACTACCATGAGCTAGCCAGGCTATCAGATAACCTTGCTTTCAGCGCTGTGATGCATAAACTATATGACGTCCTTGTTAGCAAAATTAAACGTGGTTCTATATTGAAAGACGAATAATGCACTCTGCAGCAGAAATCTACACAGACCTTATCCTAAGAATCAAATCAAAGGTAAAGTCTGAGATATCCGTGGTCTTTGATGATACAACAGGTATCCAAAAGGCTTTCCTTAAAGGCAAACTATTGTGGGTAAAGAAAGTGAGATTAGATAAATGAGAATGCAAGAACCAATGAATCCTAAGTGGGTTTTAGTTGATGATCACTTTTGTACTGAGTTCGGTACATCAGTAGATGACTGTATTGAAAGATACAGAAACTCTATGGAAGAACATGTTGACTTAAGAACTCTGACGTTTTATGAGTTAACTTGTCCTTACATTGTCGAAGTCTTTTACGCACTAAAGGAGAAAAACCCAATAGAATCATAGGCTTATTTAGCTGGAACCTAATAGGATACTGTCCCTTAGATGGTTAATAATATATATTAATAAAGTATATTATTAAAGAGTAATAAAAAAGAGAACATCAATAAGGTATTACCTTAAAGACATTCTCTTATAGACTTACTTGTAAGACTATCCCTGATGACATTCTATCAAAGACCTTCTTCTGAGATAATTCTCTTAAGATCTTCATCTGAGAGGTCTGCTGTACGTGTTGTTGTAGTCTGATCAATTCTTTGTAGTTTAGGTTGTTCATACTCTGCTACCATGTTAGCATACCTAGCAGCATCTTCAAAGTTATCTTGTTGAAGGGCTTGATGCATAGCCATTCTAAGAACATCGAGTGAAGATAGTTGAGGTAAGTCTTTCATTACTTCTTGAAAGTTCTTAGCATTCAACTTAAATTCTTCTCTGATCTGCTTATTCAACATTCTTGATTGAGTAGCTTTTTTCTGATTCTCTCTAGCTGTCTCTGAGGT